ATAAAACAATGTCCGTGTTTCGATGTCAAATCGGAGTTTAGTATGGCAATCTGTACAGCCGAACGTAAGAAGAAATGATTGGTATCTATATGTATACTAATCGCTTAAACGGCAAGCGATACATAGGCAAATCAGTAGATATTGAAGCCCGGAAAGGAAAACACAGGAGGAACGCTAAAGATGGCCGAGCTTCATATTTCTATAACGCTTTGCGCCATTACGGAGAAGAGGTTTTTGATTTCGAAGTGTTGGAAGAGTGCTCAGTAGAACAACTTGATGAAAAAGAGAGGTTTTACATCTCTAAGTATGACACTCTTATGCCTAGTGGCTATAATATGACAGAAGGCGGGACAGGCGGTAATCCATATAAGAGTCGAACAGAGGAACAAAATCTTGCTACTCGTAAAAAGATGTCTGAGTCTCACATCGGACTTAAGCACACCCGAGAAGCTTTAGCTAAGATGTCTGCTGCTCAGAAGGGGAAACCCCACTACTATGCTAGAGGTAGAGCCGGATGGAATAGAGGGAAGAAGATGACAGCAGAGTTTTGTAAAGCCGTTTCCGATGCAGTGAAAGGGAGTGGAAATGGGATGTTCGGAAAACAGCAATCTGATTTGAATCGGAAAATAAACAGCGAGATTCATAAAGGACAAATCCCTGCAAATAAAGGTAAACACCTTGTGTGGGACAACTCGGAACACACGAAACACCACTACGAATAATGAGAACCATTCTGAGAACGCTCCTCTATCTTTGGCAGCTTCCGCAAAACCTACTTGGGTTATTGTTTGTGGCTATTCTTCGACCCGAAGCATCTTTTGGTTTTGGGGCGGCTGGGGTTTTTTTGCTACAAAGATGAGAAGCGGGATCAGTTTGGGCAAATATGTTTTTATTGAAGCGGGCAAAGGTTATCCTGTAGTTATCTGTCATGAATATGGGCACTGTAAGCAGTCCCAGATGCTCGGTCCTTTTTATCTTATCATAATAGGACTGCCGTCTCTTTTTTTGGGCTGTAATCTATAACAAGAATTGGCGGGTCTCTTATTATTCTTTCTATACAGAGAAATGGGCAGACAAACTAGGAGGAGTTAAGAGGTCCAAAAAATAGCCGTCGTAGAAATACAACGAGAAGTTCTTATATTTACAGAACATAACTAATTTCAGTATTTATGAAACATCTTAAAATCCTTTTCGCTTTTATAGCAAGTCTGCTCCTTTTCGGGGCATGTAACAAAGAACCTCTGGAAAAAGAGAAGCTCGTAACTTTTACTGTTGGCTACAGACTTGTAGACAACAATTCTATGTATGCAACTAGGGCTGTTGCAAACGAGGAAGTTCTTTATGCGATCCAGCAGAGTTTGCCTTCTTCGGTTGCTTTGGTCTTCCGAAGTTCAACCGGAGTTCAGACGGCAGTAACAACCGGGGTAGAGACAACACTTTCTGTAGGAACTTATACAGTTACAGGCATCTCTTATGGCACTCAGTTAGGCGATCTAGTTAACACGAACTGTTATTTCACAGATAAGCCCTACGTTATTTTTGAAGACACTGTTGTTATTACAGAGGGAGTTACTAACTACACGGTTTCTGGTTCTTTTAAGTCCTTTGCAATTGTCGTAGACTACGACGAGGTGTCTTCTGTTACCTATAAGAACATCTCTTCTATCTCAAAAGAGATGCCTTTTCAGCGGTTCGATAACCTCGGCCTGATTTTTGCTCAGGGCGATTATAGTCAGGTCCCGCTTCAGATTACCCTTATCCCTCTTGACCCTTCTAAGTATCAGGAGACTTCACTCGGGTTTTCTACGAAGAGCACGACCCAGAAATATACTTATGTGGAGCCGGGTAAATATTATAAACTTCATCCTGCTTCTGCTGGGGCTTCTGGTCCTGTTATCGGTGTTGGGTTTCCAGAGTTTGTCGAAGGAACTGTAAAAACAGATTAACATGAACGGGGAAAAATTCTCCAAATATGTTGTCGTAGCAGTCATCTTAGCGTTGACTGCTATTGCCGTTCTTTGGACAGATCGAACTCTATCCGAGCTGAGGAAAGAACGGGATCGGTATAAGAAAAATACCGAAGCGCTTCTTACTGATGTTGAGTTTTACCGAACCAAGGACTCCCTTAGTGCTGCCAGGGTAGAGTCTCTTGAGTTGACCGTGAAGGAGTATGAACGATTCCGAGCTGAGGATGCTGTACTTATTAAATCCTTACAGAAGAAGAATAGGGATCTAGCTTCTGTGAATAAGACTCAGTCCGAAACGATTATCAATCTACAGTCTGTTCCTAAAGACACTGTTATCATCACTAAGGATTCGCTCATTATACCAGCAGTAAAAATACATTCCGGCGATGCTTGGTATGACTTTGACGGATTGCTTACAAAAGAAGAGTTCGTGGGAACACTCCAGAACAGAGATTCCCTCGTGGTAGCTGAGACGGTTAAATATAAGCGCTTTCTTGGGTTCCTTTGGAAGACCAAACAGATCAAAGACAGACAAGTTGATGTTATCAGTAAGAACCCACATACTGAAATTCTCGGAGTAGAGCACATAACCATTTCTAAATAAATACGATATGCCAGTACACAAAGTCCCCGGAGGCTACAAATGGGGAAACACCGGAAAGGTCTATCCAACCAAAGCACAGGCCGAAGCCCAGGGCCGAGCTATCTATGCGTCGAGATATAAGGAAAAACCAACCAACAAGAAGAAATAAAACCCCTTCAAAACCACACCTAAAACCCTCCTAATTTCACTTTTAACCCTTGGTCTAATGGTTTTATAAGGCCAAGGGTTAAAAGTGAAATTAGGAGGGGTTTTAGAATAAATCGCCTAGTGACTCATAGTCAGAGTCCCATCGGCAAAAAGCTCCAGTTACTGGGCACCGGGGAAAGAGTTGCCCGTCCCTCTCTTTAGCTTGCTCATCGGTCAAGTAGATAGCAACATGAATCCCATCAGGGAGAAGTTCCATACACTCTGGGAGAGCATCCCTTTTGATGTGATAGAAGGACTCAAACTCCCACAGAGGGTAAAGAAGACGGTGCTTAGTCCTTTTTACTTCCATAGATAGACTCTCCTATTAGTTCGAAAAGCTGAGCCATTTTATCATTTGGCCCAGATACGGTTACTTTCGCTTTGTTACCAGAAGTAACAGCGAGTTCAGATAGTGTGCACTCAAACTCAGCATGTCTTTGCTGAATAACTGAGGCCTTGTCAGTCGGAAGGAGGATGGTTTTGATTATCATAGTGCTAGATTTCAATTTCTCGGCCTGTCACAATTCTGTAGATTTGCCGAGTAAGTAAAACGTCGTAAGAGGCATCGTGGAGCTTTGATTCGTCGACCTCTAAGCCGAGAGTCTGAGCTACAGTGTGAAGTTGAAAGTTCGGCATACTAGGTCTACGGGATTCTAGATATTCAGAAGCTAAGACCATCGTGTCTCGAGAGTCTGACCAGAACCAAGATCCAAAGTAGTTGTCCCCGCACAGAGTGAACCACATTCGCAAGAACTTATCATCAAATCCGCAATTGTTATAGCCAATAAGATAAGCCTTCTCTCGCTTATCATACTTATTGACATACTTTGCTATAGTGCGGCAGAACTCAGTTTTTGCATCTTCCATAGCTGGATATTTTTGCAATTGTTCTGGCGTCACTTTGCAAATGCTGAGAGCTTCGGGTTCCAGGATTGCTTTCGGATGAGGACGAGAGTAGATGTTGAATTCATCCACGACTTGTTCATCAACCTCAATAAGACCCGCTACTTGATGTAGCGAGTGCTTATTGGGATTTGCTCCGGTTGTTTCTACGTCGTAGAAGATTTTAACGATACTCATGCCGTAGGGATTTCAACTTTGATTGTAAGTGCCAGCTGTTTCTCATCGGGGATAATAACAAACTTAGCTTTCGTGATTTCTTCCGGCGTGTAGTCGCTAAGAAGCTTTGCAAGATCGGAATCGATGGTCTGCTCCATTTCCTTAAAGAAGGTCTTCTGCAGGGGTGTCAGATTTTGTTTTTTCATTTTCTTCGGGTTTTTGCCAGTATCCATAAATTTTTCTGCGTCCAGAGTCCCAAATATCATAATAAGACCCGTTAGAGACACAGACGTGATGTTTTGCTAAAGAGAGTACGTAAGTACCTTCCGGGTGTTCCTGAGCGAATTCCAGTACGGAAGGTCTTTTCTTACGGTTGTTGTGGGCATGCCATTTGTATCCCAACTTCTTATAGACGATCCGTTCTCCATCTTTACAGTTCGGCATGAACTGTTCTTTGATAGTAGAGATGAAAGCAAAGCAATATGCCTTCTTCCAGTCCCAGCCCGTAGCTTTACAAAGGGCCCGGATTACACAATCGCCATCGGTGTGAGTATTAGGCTGGAAATACTCGAATTGGTCATGTACGTTGACCTCTTTGTCATTGATAGTTACTTTTTTCATACTACTCATCAATTAAAGCGATGAATGACTCCCAGCCTGGAGGCGCACACTGAATGTTGAAGATGTTGTCGGGGAGGCCAAACCAAATTGCTTCGAGTTCATTACGGAGATGATCCTCCTGATCGTTTTCTGCTAACTCCCAGAGGTCCAGGTATTTCTGAAGGCCGTAGTATCTTTCAATGAACCATTTGAAAGACTCTTTCTTCTCAAGATAGTTCCGGCATAAGTCGCATAGTTGGTCTCTTGTTTTCTTCTTAGCCTGCTGACCGATCTTGGTCCTGTTATCACCCTCGATAATCTGAGTCTTTGTCTTTTTCTTACTCATTGCGGATAGCATCTATGGTTGTCCAAAATGAGTTGTAGAGGAACCACCAGCCTACGAAAAGGACGATGGTTGTACAAAGACCTGTTGCTCCTACTCTCCAGGCTAAGCTCCAATTAACCCAGATGAGGAGGAAAGGCGAGACAAGGAATGTGATGAGCCCCAGAGCCATCAGAAAAAAGACGGCCAAAAGGAGTTTTGATTTACCGGAAAGATGCCGGTTAAGGATTTTTAATCTGTTCATTTGTTTGATATGTTTATTATCCCAAATTTAATCATTCCCCACCAATCGTGAAAATTTTTCCTCAGATTGTATTACTGTGTCAGTACAAAAAATGGAGAGACCCCTTAGACCTCTCCACCAAACAAATGAACAAGAGGACTATTCAGTGCCGGTAGAACCGAAACCGCCTTCGCCTCTCTCAGTCGCTTCCTCGTAGAGGTCATCGACGTCAACCACTTCAACATCGCAATAGTCTACAGGAATAAGGAGTGCCTGCACGAGTTTCTCGCCAGGTTTGATAGACTGTACTTCAGGGCTAGTGTTTCTGATGTGGAGATGGACCTCGCCTTGATAATCTTCGTCGACTACGCATGCGCCAACCTGGAGTCCCTTCTTAACAGCTACACCCGACTTGTTCATGAACACAAGGGCAAAGCCATGCGGAACCTTAACTTTAATCCCGGAGGGGATATTGATAGCATCCCCGGGGAGGAGAAAGTGCTCGCCCGGAAAGTCATTCGGGACGAAGAAATCGAGCCCTGCAGAAAGAGGGGTCCCCCGTACGGGAGTTTTAACATTTCTGATTTTACTGATTTTCATATAGTGGGTTTTTGGAGTTTCAAGCCCGGCAGCGATACAAGCCAATTATCCTACCGGGCGGATGGTTTTGAGAAGAAATACCATATCAATATTGGTTTAACATGTTGGCTTGCTTTCAACCACGTCTACGAAAGTCTCGATGACCTTCTTCCTATAGGCCATAGGGTCTGCACGAAGTTCGTCATTCTTGAGGGGGAGTTTGGGCCGAGCAATAATCTCGTCCGGAATAATGCCCGCATAAGCAGCCTTCATAGGTGCTTTGTGCTTACGTTCCTCGAAGGGAAGTGATAAGGCATACCTGACAATGTCATAGCTAAGCCAAGGACAACGGAGGTCCTTCTTGAAGTAGAATGCTGCCTTCTCCAGACGGGGGAGATGGTAGAAGGAAAGTTCATGGAAGATGTCGGACTTCTGGGAGTCATACTCATCAATGCGACGATAACCTCCAAGCATTTCATCCGGTCCGTCGCCAGTGAATATAACCTTTTCAGGGATAGCCTGGAACATGAGCTGATTAGGAACCATACTACCGAGGTCGACCGGGGTTTCATTGATGATGACGGCATCTCTGAGGTCGACGTCCTTCATATCATAGGATAAGGTCTTTACCTTGATGCCAAACTTCTTGGCGAAGGTTTCAACGAACGGAGCATCCTCCTGGTTGTTGATGGTATAGAACCGTAGTTCTTTGTCTTTCAGGGCCGTGCCACTCTTCTGAATCTGGAGAAGCTCATAGGAGATGATGGAAGAATCGATACCACCAGAGAGAAGGACTGCGATAGTCTTCTCGTGCTCAGGGATTGCCTGAGTATATTCGACTACGCTGTTGTGGATGAGCGTTCGGAAGTTCTCCGGCTCGAGATGAGCTGTCCAACGCCAATCGAAATAGGGGCCTTGGATATTTTGAACTACTCCGCCCATGAACATGTACACCTTGTTCGGCATAACACGTCTGATGCCTTCGAAAGGAGTGAGGTCATCTACGTTGTAACCCCATTTGTGGATTTCTCCGAGGTAGAGATAGTCTAGCCCCAAGTGTTCTGCTTGCGGTCTTAGCAATCGAATGGTCGAGGCGATGTTGCCCTTCTGGTCGTAATAGAGTTGCTTTTTGCCTAGGGGGTCGGTAAAGCAATAAATGGTTCCGTTCTGGTTGATATAGGCAATGGCCCAGCACCCATCCCACTCCTTAGCTTCTTCCATGAGGTCTCGGATGCCGTTCTCTTTGAAGAACTTGCGGAAGAAGTCTGCCTCCTTACCTTTGAACTTGGTGATGAACCCATCAAAGAGGAGTCGTTCTCCGTGAGGAAGCTCAATAGATTTGCTCACGTACAGAGTCACAGGACTAAGGGCCTTGTTGCCAAACTTTACTTCGTAGAGGTCGGCGTCGGGGTTTCTTTTGATTCGCATTTTTCTCTTTCGTTAATGATTTCGATTGCGGTTTTCTTGATGAGCGGTTCGAAGAATGTTCCAATGAGCTCCCGTTTGTGGTGTCCGAGTTTAGACTTCTTCGTAATGACTTCCACATATTTCACTGAGAGATCAGCGGGGGTGTCATACTCCTTAAGCAGTTCCTTCATCTGGTTGTCCTTGGCAAGCTCAAGAGTTGCCATGTCCTCCCGGAACTGCTGTTCAATCTGAGCTTTCAGTTCAGCATAGTGCTTACTAGAATAGCTCATCAAATTCATCTCCTCCTGAAGGTTCTTCTCGAACAGTGGGTGTTCCAGAATGTCCCAGATCGAGAGTTGTACCGGGGGTGCCGGCTTCTCTTGCTTTTTGTTCTTTTTTGTTGTGGCCATAATACTGAAAATTAGTTTTTGCAGATTTTACTGTGTTCAGAAACAATTCAAACTCGGGGGTCCTACCAGTCTTCTCGGTAATCCAATCACTGGCAGCATCCAAGACAATGTCTCTTACCATGCCTACTATTCTCGTAGAAGAGGCTGAAGCTTCTTGTTGCCCAAGGAGTCTTTTAATCTCGTCGACGCAATCATCATAGAGGAGTTTTGGATTGTTCTCGTAGTGATAGCTCCAAAAAGGACGAGCCCTACCCTTAGCAATAGCCATGTCCATACCTATATTAAACCGGCGAATGAAGTGCGGCATGTAAGCGGGATCTGCCATAACATCGAGGATGTGATATGGCGTAATATCAACCCGAAGGACTTTTCCTCTGTGGTGACGCATTAGAAAATAACCCAATTAGAGAGATCCTCGTTATAAGCATGGAAGCTGCCAGCATAGTAGTTCAAAGATCCTACTTTCAAGCCCGGATAAGTGTCTCGGAGTTGCTGGCAAATATATTCTTGAATGGCATGTGTAAGCCAAATATCGATAGCGAAGTGTTTGAAATAATCATTACTACGGATATAGTAAATAACCATCAGCTTGTTATTCCTAATGAGGAATTGATAAGAGACTGAGCAGGGGATTCTGGTCTGATAACCCATTGACTCCTGAGTGTCTTCGGGGCGGAAGACCATAATCATTGCCCTGCGCGAGTGGATGTCATCCTTGAGAGCTGCAATAGCATTGTCGAGCTGACGGACGTAATTGATGCGTTCTGAGTAGGTATAGTCAAACTTGTCGCCATCCTTCTTACTCATCAGCTTCTGCCAAAGGTCCATCCGGATTTTGTAAGAATTACCAGGGTTGAGCCCTCGACGGTCAACCCGGTCTTTGATTTCCTGAATGCAATAGTCTTCGATCTTCTGAGCTTCATCCTTAAAGAGAAAATCCAGCATTTCTCTTTTCTTGAGCCAGGGTTTCGATATAACGAAATTAACCCCGATAAGCTCTTTCGTGTTCTGGTTCTCTCCGGTGAGTTCCTGATTCTGATAGTGCTTTACGGGAACAGTGATGCCCGAGACTTTAAGTTCTCGGTCCATCTCCTGTATCATCTCTAAGCAATCTTTGAATATGCGTGCCATATTAGTAGTTTGTTTGAATGCGAAACAAATTTACCTGATATTTAAGAGACCAGGCCCTTCTGATAGCTAAGTCGCTACCGAATGCCTCGAGGAGTTGACGATAGCCTCCAGCGAGGAACTTCTTAAATCTTTTCTCAAAAATGAACAAGTCGACTAGATATTGAGATCTTCTCCATTGCCTGTTTTTGAGGCAGTTAGCAGTTAATCCTAGTGAATAGATAGTAGCTCCAGTTCTGTTGAGGATCCCAGTGCCGAAGTGAGAAGAGGGAACAGGCTCATAGTCTTTCTCGCTCCATCCATAAAGAAGCATAAGCTCGATAGAAAAATTAAGAGCATCAATAAGCTCCTCCTGTACATGCTCTTTTGAATCCTTTTCTTTGAAATGAGCTTCCTCTGCTTCGGTAAGCTCTTCCGTAATCCGCCAACAATACTTTTTGAAGAGTTCTTGGTCCTCGAAACAGTCTATATCAAAGTCCTTGAAAAGTTCTTTAGCTTCGGGCTCATATTGGAATTTGAGTTCTCGTTGCTTCTCAAATATCTCGTGCCAAGTAGGCTCAAACGGAGTGAAGTTCTGGATATTCATTGCTCAAAAATGTCTATGGGTTGCTCAGGCGATCCCGGTTCTACCCCGTTGTGGAAATTATTGAGAGCCCCGATGTAAGCTGCAGCATCAAGAAGATTATCTTCCTTGTGGGCATAAGCTTCTCTAGCCAGTTTTAGAGCAATCTGAAAATAGTAGATGTCTTGCGTCGTGATTTCTTTCCCACAGAGTTCAGTAGCAATTCTTGCTGCTTTTGCATTACACTCTATGAAAGGACCATATTGACGCGTCTTTTCTTCCGAACGAAGATTGATAATCTCGTTAGCTTTTTTGAGGATGTTCATTGTGCCTAACTAATTTACGGATTGTAAGATCGCCAGGAACAGAAATGAAAGTCTCTATGTTTTCGGGATCTTTTTGGTGTGTCTTATAAGCCGTAGGATAGATCTTCCCCTCAAACTCTGTTTCTCCTATAGCTTTCTTCCCCGAGACCTTTACAATCTTATAAACAATGACGCAAATGCCATCATTTTCAATGATTTGGTCTCCTACTTTGAGTTTCATCTTCTTGTCCATTTGTTCTTTGCAAATATAAGGTCTTTCCACCTAAAAGGAAAATATTTTCACTCATTGTCTTGCTGTCCTAGTATATTTTTCTATTCTTGCTTTTACTGCTGCCATCAATCCTTCTTGGCTTTTGTCTTTGTTAGCAAGAGCTCTAAGAACATCCCCATCTATAGTGTTGGAAGCAATTATTTTATTCACAATAACAGATTCTGTTTGTCCTTGACGATCAAGGCGGGCATTAAACTGTTGCTCGAGCTCAAGCGACCACGTCTGCCCAAACCAGATAATGATGTGCCCACCTGCTTGGAGGTTGAGGCCATGCCCACCAGATGCGGGATGCATGAGCAACACGGGTATTTTTCCTTCATTCCATGCCCGAATGTCATCCCCGTTCTTAAGTTCGCGGGGATGATAACTCTTCAGAGCTTCCATCAATCTGTCTCTATCGTGCCGGAACGTCCAAGCAATCAAGACGGGTTTTCCGTTAGCATCGTCTAAAAGCTCCTTCGTTGCTTCTATCTTGAGATCGTGGACGTGATGGACACCGCCCTCTTCATCATAGATAGCACCATTAGCAAACTGAAGGAGCTTGTTAGACAATGTTGCGGCACTCAGAGCTGTGATTTCTGCTCCATCCTCCAAGAGGGATAAAACCTGTTCCTTCTCAAAAGTTTCATATTGTTTCCTTAAAGCTTCGTCGAAGTTGACTTTTATGATGTTTGTAATCCGCTTAGGCAAGGTGAGATAGTCCTTAGCTTTCATGCTCATGCAGATGTCGCTTATCTTTTTGTGGATGGCTTGGTCTGCGCCTTTGCGAAGATCATAGGTGTAGATGACAGCCCCATTTCTCCTACCAGGACGAAAATATTCATCCCTATATCGAGTGATGAATTTGCCAAGACGCTCACCTCTGTCGAGAAGATAGATCTGAGCCCAAAGGTCTATAAGACCGTTCGGAGCAGGAGTACCCGTGAGGCCAACAACTCTAAGGAATTGGGGCTGAACAACCCGGAGGTTCTTGAATCGAACGGACTTGTGGTTTTTGAAAGATGAAAGTTCATCGATCACAAGCATATCAAAAGGCATGCGTTTTCCTGCGTAAAGCTTGCATAGCCACGCGATATTGTCTCGGCCAATGGTATAGATGTCTGCCCGGGTTTGAAGCGCGTTTAGCCGGGTTTTAGCATCCCCTACGACCTTAGAAATCTTAAGGTGTTTCAGATGCTCCCACTTCTCGATCTCTGCATCCCATACGCTCTCTGCTACTCTCTTTGGAGCTACTACCAAAACCCTGTTGATAGCAAGTTCCTCATACATAAGTTTGTTGATCGCGGTAAGCGTTGAGACAGTCTTTCCGAGCCCCATTTCGAGAAACAATCCACAGTGAGTGTGACTCAAAATATGTTCGACTGCAGCCACCTGATAGGGGTGGAGGTCAGCCTCTGAGAGAAGGGTCATGGGAAGGCACATTGTGACCGTAATCAAATTCACTGCTATCGAGAACCTGCTCGAATCCGTAATCAGTTAATATAGTATGGAGCACCAGGGACGAGTCTAATACGTAAACCCGGAAACCAAGGGACCTCAATCTCTTGTGGACAAACTCCTGTATCTTCCTTGGCTTCTTTCCCGTTGTCTTCACTTCCACGAAAAAAGCTCTTCCCTTCGGGAGTAAGCAAAGCCTGTCCGGCAATCCGATCGTATGTTGCGACAGTAGCTTCAGACATAAGCCGTTCATCGTGTTTTCTACGGTATTCTTCAACAAGCGCTCTAGATGCTTTTCTGATTCTATTTCTTTCATCAGTAGTCGAGTTTTCTTGCGTAATATTTCTGCTTTCCATATATCCTGAACGTACGAGTTGTTCCTGCTTGTTCCCATCCTTCGAGGCCTCGGAGAATATCATTGATTTCCCTTGTCTTGTAGCGGTCCATGTCTTCTTTATTCTTTCCGAGACACTCGCACCAAATCTCTGCAATGCAAACGTAGTCTCTGAGGACTGTTCCTTTTGGTGAGAGCGGATCCTCAAGATAGCTTCTTCTCTCAAAGATGTCTTTCTCATCCCAGTCTTTAGGAAGGAGCCTATCCAAATAATCTTCGATAATACCTCTTCTTTCGTCTACCTCGCTATGCATACTCTGTTGGATTGTAGCAGTCTTTTCTGCATCAGCGCTAAGATAGAGTTTCTCTCCTTTGCGGAACATGTAAACTGCTTCAGCCCAAATCTGGTCAATTTCATCTGAGTCGTTGATAAGAGCCTTGAGTTCCTCATTGTCAACGAGTTTCTTATTCCAAATGTCTACGGGCATAAAACGTCTGTTTCCTGAAGGATCCCGGAGGAATGTGTTCTCATTGGTAGTAGCAACAAAGACGCATTGCCTTGGGAAGGTCTCAGCAACACGGGCATAAGCTGGCCGGAAAGTGTCTTCCTGCTTCGATATGAAGTGTTTGATAGACTCGATGTCTGCCTTTTTGAGACCCGCCAACTCGGCCATCTCCATTATCCAAGTTCCTTGGAGCTGTTCGAAGGAGTCTTTTCCACTGACTGAAAGGAAAGTATCACTAAACCATTTCCGCCCGAGAGCTTTGAAGAACGAGCTTTTTCCTGTTCCTTGAGTAGGGGATATAAGTGTGAGGACAAGGTCAAACTTGCACCCCGGATTAAAGACTCGAGCAACAGCACCGACGAGCGTTTTTCGGATTGCTTCTCGTGTGTATGTGCTATCCTCCGCACCGAAGTACCGTATGAGGAGCGTGTCGACGCGAGGAACTCCATCCCAATCGAGCGACCGTAAATAATCCAACACAGGGTGGTAGTGATTCTTCTCAAACTCCAGCTCAAGCGAATCCTCAATCTTATTAGCTGCCGCAATGCCATAGATGATTTCAACATAGTTTCTAACTCCAGCAAAGTCTACATTTTTAACAGGCTCGGGGGAAGGTACTCGGCGCCAGGGAAGTGTGCCAAATACGTATTTCTTACCATCGAAGTCGTTCTGTTTGAAGAGATTCCTTAGGCGGGTATCATGCGAGAAAATGAGGTTGAGGTTTTGAGCTATAGGTTTATATCCGCCTTTCGGATCCACCTCTAATTCCTGCATCCACTCAAGATTCTCTTCCTGATCTCCCGAGCCATATTCTTCAGCAAAGTCATATTTGGCATCCTGCAAATTCTCAGAAGCAATAACTTTCTTTACTGCTTTATCTGCCCTTGCAAAATCTTCCATGGCAATAAAGCTCTTTGGGGTAGTACCTTTTTCGCTGTCTGCATCCAAGTTTCCAAACTTATGAATACGGACTAGATCGAAGGCATTACAAAGTCTTCCCCCGCAGGGATCAGTGCCATGGTGGCTATAAGCAAACTTATCATCATAAACAATTAAGCCCGCCGCGGTTGTACCTTTAATATAAGTATAGCGGTCGGGCAAAGCCGTGTGGACGTAGATATCAGAAAGGAATTTCTCGATAGCTTCTGTTATAGAATAGGTTCTACAGAAAGCTCCGATAATGCCTTTCTTTAGACTTGGGTCCTCCTGTTTCCTTGCTCCTGACTTAATTTCTTCGATCTCCCGATCAGCTGTTGGCCAAAGGGATGAGTCATGCCAATCTGCATAGGTTGCAAGAATATCGTCTACATCCACCCAAGGGCCATCTTGAAACTTGAAGTAGTAGTCAACGTCCCTGGGATTGCTTGGCCAGAACATAAGACGGTTCGTCTCAAAAGTAGACCGATCGAAAAGCTCGATCCCTAAAGTTCCCGCAATCCTTCGGGCTACTGCTACATATTCATCTGGCGTACATTTCCGGGAGAGAGGCATAATAAGACGATACCGAGGCGAAGTCTCACAATGTTTATGCGTTCCATGTAAGACGGCCGCATTGTTAAAAAACATCTGGTAATCATCCCAGAAATCCCGGTGGGCGAAGTCTATATCAAGAGTAAGAAGTTGCCGTGTTACTACATTCTCAGGTTTACGTCGCCCATTTTTTAAGTATCCCCCAACGTAACCACCCACATCCTTTATGCGGGTCTGTTCTTCCTTCGGTGCTGCTAGAAACTCTTTGAGCGTCTCCTGTGTTTTGTGTTCTTCTCGTAAGTGTGACACCAACTCGGACCAATTCAGCTTTTGGTTTTTCCAAATCTTTGTTTGTGCCGACAGTCCTGTTGCAATCTCTAATTGTCCATCATATTTCATAAAGCGAATTCTCTTAGAACTCCTCCTAATTCCCTTTGCCCTACAAATTTAATCAATTTCTTTTAACCCACACCTTAAAGCAATCGGATTTTCTACCAGACTCTGTCTTTACCATAATGGTGGTACGGTAAAGTGGCACTGCCGTGAGCTTAGGATAAACCATATTGCCGTTCTCATCTGTCTCGGCCTGATTGACGACCGAGAGGACTGCTGTCAAGGCTATGTTAGCAGGAATTCCGTCTTTAATGTTGATAGTCATACTATAGTAATTTATACATTCTCATAAACCCCTCTGCTTCTTCAATATCTATAAAGCCGAGTTTATGATAAAAATCCATAACAAATTGTTCCTTAACAGAGTTTAAGTCTATCCTAAATGTGCCGGAACGTCTGCACCACAGTTCAGCCCTCTCCATGAGAACTTTAGCATAGCCCTGCTTTCTCTGAGTAGGGATTACACTTAGCCCTGAAAGATAACACACGCCAGGATTGTTCTTTTCAAAAGATAAATCCACCATTGCAAATCCCCCGAATGCAACTATAGAGACTGTCTTGCCCCAAGGCCAAGTGTTTTCATGAACTACTAATTCCATACCTAATCTTTCTTATAATACCCAATTGTTCCGCCAGCTACTGCTTGAAACAAATCAAAACGTTCATAGTCTACGATGACAACAGTGTGTGGGTCGCAATTATCTGAAATCCATTGGATAACGGGGTTAACTAAATCAGTTAATTCAGCTAGTTTCTCTTTGCTTACCATGTCTAATCTTTTTTGTAATAAGGTGTTGTATATCCATCAGCTCTAAGAGGAAGACCTTGCATCCAAGGAATCTCTTGGCCCATGATGTCTTGTATTTTCTTGAGGTGTTCATCGGCTCCTTCAATAGGAACCTCGATAACTATCTCGTCGTGAATGGTCATGACCATCTCTGTGTAGCCTGCGGCCTTTACGTTCTGGAGAGACCAGGCGAGAGCATCTCGTGCCACGGCCTGAACAATGTTCTCTACCAACTTGCCTCCGTATGTCTCCTGGGGGAACCATTGCTTGGTATCCTGATTGATACCGAAGTAGGTGATGGACTCTTTGCCCCAGCGGTTGGCTCCAATGCCAGGACTTACGTAACAGAGTTTCCGGTGTGAAGGAAGTTCGATTGTGAAAGTGTCGTTCTCATATCGGAAAACGAAGTCACGAAGCTTGCACGTCCTGTGAGTCATGATAGTGTGTTTAGCGTGCTCCTCAACGTCGGTCCAGAGTTTAACGATAGCAGGATTGGCTTTCCTCCATTTACGAATCAGACCAGGCTTTTCTGCGTCTGGTATACGCTCCTCCCGGTCCATTCGTGTGAGAGCATCAACGCCACCGGCATAACCAAGAGCAAGCTCTGAAGTCTTACCCCTCTGGCGAAGCTCTGAACCTTTTGTGACAGTCTCAATCGGAACACCGAACATGAGAGCCGCTGTGGCTTCGTAAATCTTACCGTGGGTCCGAAAAACATCGAGACGCCACTCTTCTTGAGCAACCCATGAGATAACTCTTGCCTCGATAGCAGAGAAGTCTGCTACTGCGAAAGTCTTTCCTTTCGGAGCAACAAACGCTGTTCTGATGAGTTCACTGAGCATGTTCGGGATACTCGGCCAAAGCATCTGAGCAAGATCGTAGTCATTCTCTGCTACCACCTGGCGTGCCAGGTCGAGGTCTTTCATGTGATTCTGGGGAAGAGACTGGAGTTGGATAAGCTTGCTTGTCCACCTCCCCGTTCGATTAGCTCCATAGAGCTGGAACATGCCTCTTGCACGAG